AAACTGCTGTTCCTAAGTTATTACCATTAAATGCATTTACAACAACAAATGGTTCTGCAACAATATCTGTTAATGAGCCAGATCATGGTAGATCAAATAATGATAGAGTTAGATTTAGAGATGCAACTGTTGTTGGAGGAGTCGCTGCAGCAACAATAAATGATGCAGGGGGCTATTTAATTACTAAAGTAAATGATGATAATTATACCTTTGCAACTGCAACAACATCTAGTATAAGTCAAACAGGAGGAGGTGGTTCTGCATCAGCGGGACCTGTAACAGTGACAGCATGATTAAAAAATTTATTAGTAAATTATTTGGTATTAAACAGTGCGCGTGTCCAGAAGAGGATGAGCACATAGAATATTATACTAAAGTTCCAAAACCAGAAATCCCAAAATGGGAGTGTGGGGTACACAATAGATATAAAAAAAGTTGCCCTACTTGTAAAGAATTAGCAGGAGAAATATAATGTCAGGATTAAGTGCATCAGGATTAAAAACACAAATAAGAAGTTATACTGAAACAGACTCAAATGTATTAACAGACGCTGTTTTAGAAAATATACTTTTAAACGCACAATATAGAATTATGCGTGATGTTCCAATAGATGCTGATAGAAAACAACAAACTGGTGATTTAGTTGTAGGACAAGAAACTATTAATGCACCGGCGGGTGCTTTGTTTATTAGAGGTATTCAAGTATATGATTCAACAACAGCCATAACGGGAGATAATACTTGGTTAGAAAAAAAAGATGTAACATATTTACAAGAATATGTTTCATCAACTGAATCTTCAAAAAGAGGAAAACCTAAATATTATGCTATGTTTGGTGGTGCTACAGGTAACACTGACACTACTTCAGGACGTATATTTTTAGCTCCTGTGCCTGATGCAACTTATAAATTTAGAGTTCATTACAACAAAATGGTCGGTCTTTTAGAGGGTGATAATACTAATTATCTTAGTCTTAATTTTCCAAATGGGCTATTATATTGCTGTCTATCAGAGGCATATGGATTTTTAAAAGGTCCGATAGATATGTTGACATTATATGAAAATAAATATAAACAAGAAGTACAAAAGTTTGCTAACGAGCAAGTTGGTAGAAGACGAAGAGATGACTATACTGATGGCACTGTTCGTATACCAGTAACCTCAGCAAACCCATAGGAGATAAATTATGGCTATATCATCGGCAGTTTGCACAAGTTTCAAAGTTGAAATTTTAAAAGGAGTTCATAACTTCACAGCATCCTCTGGAGATACTTTTAAATTAGCTTTATATACAAGTGATGCATCTTTAGGGGCTTCAACTACAGCTTACACAACTTCAAATGAAGTATCAGGATCTGGATACACTGCAAAAGGAAATGCACTTACAAGTGTAACACCAGTTGCTGATAGCACAACTGCAGTTTGTGATTTTGCTGACACAAGTTTTACATCTGCTTCTTTTACAGCAAGAGGATGTTTAATTTTTAATGAAGATGCAACAGGTGATCCAGCAGTTTGTGCCATTGATTTTGGTGGGGATAAAACTGTTTCAAGTGGAACTTTTACAATTCAATTTCCTGCAGCAGCAGCTTCAACAGCAATTATCAGAATAGCATAGGAGGCCGACCATGTCGGTAACTTCAGGATGGGGCCGATTAAGTTACGGACAAGCTCACTGGGATGAGGCTAATTTAGTAAAATTTGGTTGGGGTCGTTTATCTTGGGGTGATGAGCTTTATGGAGATGCTCCTGGAGCTTTATTAACTGGTGTATCAGCAACTGCATCTGTAGGACAATTAACAGCTTTCAATGAACAAGGTTGGGGACGTGATGCGTACGGTTTAGAATTTTGGGGAGAGAGCGCCGACCCTCATGTGCAGTTAACAGGTGTATCGGCATCTTTTTCTATTGGAACTCCTTTTGTTGAGATAAGACCTGGTTGGGGTACTCTTGATTGGGGTGAAAATGGTTGGGGAACAGTTGAGTCCGCAATATTTATTCCTACTGGAGTTTCTTCAACAGCAAATGTAGGTTCACCTATAATTGAAATAGGTGTTCCTCTTACCGGTGTTTCATCCACTGCATCTGTTGGAACTGATGAAACAATTATATTATCACCAACAATTTCTCCTACAGGGGTTTCTTCTACATCAGCAGTAGGAACAATTATAAATGAAATAGGTGTTCCAATATCTGGTGTAGCTTCAACATCAGCGCAAGGTGCATTATCACCAGCTGATGTCGTAGGTTTAACAGGTTTATCTGCCACATCTAACGTTGGTTCTCCTGAAGTATCAGATGCTCAAATATTTGATATAAATGGAGTGGTAGCAACTTCTGCAGTTGGTTCAACAACTGTCGCCGACATGGCTGTTGGATTAACAGGAGTATCTGCTACGTTTAATGTTGGTTCTCTTGCTCCTGAAGATGTTATGGGTTTAACAGGAGTATCTATGACCAGTGCTTTAAACGCTACAGAAATAGGTATTCAAGCATATCAAGATATTGACACAGGTTCAAATACATCGTATACAGATGTTGCAACTGGTTCAAATACAAGTTATACTGACGTTGCATAGGAGATAAAATATGGCTTCAACATTTTCGCCTCTAGGCGTAGAATTAATGGCAACCGGTGAAAACGCTGGTACATGGGGTGCTAAAACTAATACTAATTTACAACTCGTAGAACAAATTTTAGGTGGGTTTACACAACAATCAATAGCAGGTGGTGCTGGAACTACGGCTTTAACAATTACAGATAATGGTACAGGAGACACTGCTGGACACAGAATGATAGAGTTTACTGGAACTATTTCAGGAAACAGAATTGTAACTATTCCAAACGATGTTCAAACTTTTTATATTTTAAGAAACTCAACTTCAGGAAGTCACACTGTAGAATTTAAATATGCTACAGGATCTGGAAGTAGTTTTACCTTTGCAAGCACTGACAAAGGTGATAAAATAGTATTCGCTGCAGCAGACGATGGCTCTAATCCAAATATATTAACTTTAGCGATTGGAACTGGTATAGCAAATGTTGTAGAGGATACCACACCACAATTAGGTGGAAATTTAGATGTTAATGGAAATAATATTGTTTCTACATCAAATGGTGCTATAAACATAGTTCCAAATGGAACTGGAGTAGTTAGTATTCAAGGGTCGATGAATCCATCGGTTTCTGGAACTGGCAAAACTGTTGCTTTTGGATTTTAATAGGAGGACGCATGGCAAGTGAAGTATTTAAAGTTTCGTTAAACGCAGGAGTCTCAAACTCAGAGGTTGTCCTTATTAACGGAGTTAGTGGTCATACTTATGTTATCATGTCAATTGTAATTACTGAAACTGCTGGTGCCGACGAAACAGTAGATGTTTTTATTGATGATGATGGTGGCGGTACAGACTTCGAAGTTTTATCTGATCAAGCTGTTGGTGCTAATGAGACTTTTGTTTTTAATGACAGATTAGTTATTGAAGACACGGATCATCTTTGCGCACAATTAGCTAGTGCAGGTAACGTAGATATTACTGTAACTTATTTAGATCAAACAAGGTAATAGGTAAAAGGATTTTATGAGTGGAATAATACAAGCAGGTGAAGGAAGAGCGTCAGGCTTAATTAAAGCTGCAGGCGGAAGTGGATCAGTTGTAACTTGGCAAACAGGTGACATTAAAACAGGTAACTTTAGCGCTGTAGCTAATCAAGGTTTCTTTTGTGATACAAGTTCTAGCGCAATAACTGCTTCTTTACCAGCAGGAGTGGCTGGAGTTGTAATTGCTTTTCAAGACTATAATAATTCGTTTGATGCAAATACATTAACTATTAGTCCAAATGGTTCAGAAAAAATTAATGGCGGAGAGGGTGATCTTCAATTATCAACTGAAGGACAAGGTATTCATTTAGTTTATATTGATGGAACTGTTGGTTGGAGAACGATAATTGGTTCTGATGATCCTTTTGCTACAGCAGGTAGTAACCATATTCAAGCTACAGGTGGAACAGAGTCTACTTGTGGTAATTTTAAAACTCACGTATTTACAGGACCAGGAACATTTCAAGTTACAAACGTTGGTTTAGGAGCTAAATGCACTCCAAGTATTTTGGATTATTTAGTTGTAGCTGGTGGTGGTTCAGGTGGATCAAACAATGCAAACGGATCCGGCGGAGGCGGAGGAGGCGGATATAGAGAGGCAAAAGCAGCTTGTAGTCCAACTCACACACAACCTCCACACACAGCATCCCCAATTGCATCTACTACAGGATTAACTGCAACGTTAGGAAGTTTTCCAATAACTGTTGGAGCTGGTGGAGCTGGTGTTCAAGGAACTACTATCCCAGCACCTGGTACAAATGGAAACAAAGGATCTGATTCAATATTTTCATCAATTACTTCAGCCGGAGGTGGATTCGGTGGAACAGGAGCAAGTAACGGAAGCACAGGAGGCCCGGGAGGATCCGGCGGAGGTGGGGGCGGAGGCCCTAACAACCGATCTGGTGGAACGGGGAATACTCCACCTACAAACCCAGCTCAAGGACAAAACGGAGGTAATTCTTCTGCACCTAGTCCTAGCCCACTTCAAGGTGGTGGCGGTGGAGGAGCAGGTGAAGTAGGAGACGCTGGACAAGGACCTAACCCACACCAAGGAGGTCGTGGTGGAGCAGGAGTAGAAACAGGACTAGCACCTTCTGATGTTGGTGGACCTGGATCTGGTCCGACTGTTAGAGACTTTTCTGGTGGCGGTGGAGCTGGTAAAGCACAACAATCAGCAAATACTCAGGGAGCTGGATCGCCTTGCGGTACAGGAGGAAGCGGAGCTGGAAACCCAGGAACTGGTGGATCAGGAACAACAAATTCAGGTGGTGGCGGAGGAGCTGGAGGAGATTCTAGTCCAAAATTATCTGGAACTGGTGGATCAGGAGCAGTGGTAATAAGGTATAAATTTCAATAGGAGAATTATGGCACATTTTGCAAAAATAGGATTAAACAGTAAAGTTCTTCAAGTGTTAACTTTGGATAACGATAAGATGTTAAATGCAAATGGTGTTGAAGATGAATCAGTAGGACAACAGTGGTTGGAGCGACACAACAACTGGCCTGCTCAAATGTGGATTCAAACTTCAAGAAATACATATAGTAATCAACATCAAGATGGTGGAACACCTTTAAGAGGTAACTACGCAGGTATAGGTTATATCTGGGACGAAGATAATCAAATCTTTTGGCCTCCAAAACCTTTTCCTTCTTTTGTAAAAAATACTGCAAACGCTGGTTGGAAATCACCTATTGGTGATCCCCCTGCATTAACAGCAGAACAACAATCACAAAACGATGCGGGAACTCATATTTGGGAATATCTTTGGGACGAAGACGCACATCAAGCTGATAACACAGCTGGTTGGATATTGACAAATTCAAAAGTATAAAGTATACCTAACCTTGGTATGCAAAAGAAAGTATTAAGCGAACAAGCGTTATATTATGGTGATGTCGAAATGCCTAAAGGTTGGGACATTGATAGAGAAGCATTAATTAGTGATGCTTTAATTGCAAAAACAAAAAATCAAAACTTTCCCTTTTCAAAAAATTTTGACAAACTTAATTTATATATTACGGATCACATTCGTGTTAATTACGATGTAGGTTTAATATATAAAAAAAATTGGTGTCATTATTATAAACCTGATGAAACAACAGAACCTCTTAATAATGTAGACGCAGTTGATCTTAGAAACTCTGCGGACTTTACTTGTCTCTATGGAGTAAAAGTAAAAGATTGTGATGTGACGATATTGTTTGATGATAATAGAAGAAAAGGTAGATCTTGGACAATACCTTTAGACGATAATAAGTTTGTAATGTTTCCATCAACAAATCTTTATTATATAACTAATAAACAAAAAGATTCTTTAAATTTTGTAAAAACAATAACTTATGAATATATCTAATTATTACTGGTATTTTAAATCAGCACTCACACCTAAATTTTGTGATGATGTTATAAAATATGCTTTGTCTAAAAAAGAAACCATGGCTAAAACAGGAGGTTTTGAGAAAGATGAAAAAGAATCAAATCTTAAAAATATGAAACATAAAAGAAATTCTGATCTAGTTTGGATGGACGATACTTGGATATATAAAGAATTACACCCATTTGTTCACGAGGCAAATAGAAATGCTGGTTGGAATTTTCAATGGGATAGGTCTGAGTCTTGTCAGTTTACAAAATATAAACTAGGTCAATATTATGATTGGCACTCAGATAGTTGGCCAAAACCTTACGAAAGAAAAGATCCAAAACATCCAGAGCATGGTAAAATTAGAAAATTATCTATGACTTGTCAGTTAACAGATGGGTCGGAATATACAGGTGGAGAATTAGAGTTTGATTTTAGAAATTATGACCCACACATGAGAGATGAATCTCAACATTTAATTAGATGTCAAGAAATATTACCTAAAGGATCTATTATTGTATTTCCTTCATTTGTGTGGCACAGAGTAAAACCAGTAACATCAGGAACAAGGTATAGTTTAGTTGTTTGGAATTTAGGATGGCCTTTTAATTAATATGCACATACAACAAGTATTTAAATCAGTAATTTGGACAGATCTAAAATTAGATTTTTTAAAATCTTTAGATAAGGCAAGTAATAAATATATAAGAGAAGCTAAAAAAACAAAAGAAGCTAAACAATACATTAAAAAATTTGGTGACTTTGGAAGAAGTTTTCACTCAGGAACTTTGTTAAACGACACTGATTTTTGGGATTTAAAAAGATATATTAATCAAAAAGCTTTGGAGTATTTAAATCATCAAGGATATGACATGTCTTTTTATGATTTATTTTTTAGTGAGCTTTGGGTACAAGAGTTTGCTAAAAAAGGTGGTGGACATCACTCAGCACACATACATTGGAATCAACATGTATCAGGATTTTATTTTTTAAAGTGTAGTGAAAAAACATCTCATCCAATATTTCATGATCCAAGAACAGGAGCTAGAGCTACAAAATTACGTATGAGAGACGACGCTAAAGGTTTATGGCCTGGAACAGAAACAGTTAACTTTCATCCTAAACCTGGAACCTTATTACTTTTTCCAGGTTATATGGAACATGAATTTTCTGTAGACCCTGGGTTTGAACCTTTTAGATTTATACATTTTAACATACAAGCCATTCCAAAAGTTATAAAATAAATGATTAGAACTATTTTTAGTGAATATTTGTATGCAAATTTTTGTAATATTAATTTAACAAATTTAAAAAAACACATGATGCAAGCTAGAAAAAAAGATCCAAAAGGAAGAGAGGTGAGTAATTTAGGAGGTTGGCAAAGTAAATCTCTAGAAGAAGTTAATAAACATAATAAAAATTTATTTTCAATAATTCAAAATGAAGTAGAAAAATTAAATGAAGATTTAAGTTTTAAAGGTAAATTAACATTAGAAAACTATTGGTATAATATAAATAAAAAAGCTTCTTATAACGCCCCACATGTACACGCTGGTAGTTCGGTGGTTATATCTGGAGTATTTTATGTAGAGACTCCTAAAAATAGTGGCAACATTATTTTTGAAAGAACAGATAATTGTATTAAAAATTTATACTGGGATAAAGGGGGTAGAATTAATAAAATTAATCATTATAATTCAGGTAGATTTATAGTAAACCCAGAACCTAATCTGTTGTTACTTTTTTCTGCTGCAACACTACATTTTGTAGAACCAAGTCAAACTAATAAAGAAAGGTTTTCTATAAGTTTTAATTACAAACATGAGTTTTAAAAAAAATAAATATACGGTTATTCGTCAAGCTGTTTCAAAAGATTTAGCAATTTTTATTGCAAATTATTTTAGAATGCAAAAACAAGTTTATGATACTTGTAGACAAGCAAGATATTTTTCACCATTTGAACAGGTGTTAGGTTATTACGAAGGTCATGACGAACAGATACCAAACACTTATTCTTCCTATGGTAATATTGCAATGGAAACATTAATGTTAAAATGTCAACCAATAATGGAAAAAACAACAGGATTAAAACTTGATCCTAATTATACTTATGCAAGAATTTATAAAAAAGGCGATGAGCTTAAAAGACATAAAGATAGATTTTCTTGTGAAATATCTACGACCATGAATCTTGGTGGCGATGACTGGCCAATATATTTAAGTCCAAATGAAAATGTAGGTGAACCTGATGGTAAGAATATTACAGCGGCCAGCAAAGCAAAAGGTGTTAAAGTTGATTTAAAACCTGGTGATATGTTAGTTTACAGAGGTGTTGAGCTAGAACACTGGAGAGAAAAATTTAAGGGTAAAGAATGTGTGCAAGTTTTTCTGCACTATAACGATCGTAAAACCCCAGGGGCTAAGGATAATAGATTCGATAAGCGTCCACATTTAGGTCTTCCTTCTTGGTTTAAGAGGAAATAGTATTAAGATGGGGGGAGTTATCCACCATACCAACTCCTCCCTTCTTAATGCTACAAAAACGAAATAATTTAGTATATAATGTTTTTGTTATGCTACAAAAAATAGGTTTTGCCCCCGGTATAAATAAACAAATTTCAGAAACCACAGCAGAAGGACAGTGGGTAGATTGTGATAATGTTAGATTTAGATATGGATCTCCTGAAAAAATAGGAGGTTGGAATCAATTAGGTACTTTAAACGAAAATGAATTAACTGGTGCTGGTCGTGGCCTTCATCACTTTGTTAATAGTTTAGGTAGAAGGTATGCAATTATTGGTACAAATAGAATTTTGTATGCTTTTTCTGGAGGTGTGTTTTATGATATACATCCTATTAAATCTACAACAACTCTCACAAGTGCGTTTAGCACGACTAATGGACAACCTACAGTAACAATAACTTTTCCTACATCTCATGGGATAAATGAAAATGATATTATATTGTTAAGTGGTTTTAGCACAATAACTAATTCTAATTTTGGAGCTGCTGATTTTGACGATAAAAAATTTATGGTTACATCTACACCTAGTGGGACCACATTAACTATAACAATGCCATCGAATGAAACTGGATCTGGTGCTACAACTTCAGGTGGTATAACAGTTAAACATTATCATCCAGTTGGTTCACCAGTTCAAGAAAAAGGTTTTGGTTATGGTTTAGGTACTTGGGGTGGGGAAGATACATCTGCAATTACAACAACTTTAAATGGAGCGTTAGCTGATGATACAAATGGAAATAATAGTTCAGCTACAGAAATAACTTTAGCTGACACAACTAACTTTCCAAGCGCAGGAACAAATTTTGTTCAAGTAGGAAATGAAGAAATATCTTACACAGGTATAACTGGAAATAAATTAACAGGTATTACTAGAGCAGTTAGAAATTCAACTAGGTCATCACACTCTAATGGAGCAACTGTTACAAACTCATCTGATTTTGTGGCATGGGGTGAGGCAGCATCAGGTGACTTAGTATTAGAACCTGGTATGTGGTCATTAGATAATTTTGGTGACAAAGCGATTTGTTTAATTCATGATGGCGCAGTGTTTGAATGGAACTCTGCTTTATCAAATGCAACCTCAACAAGAGCAGCAATTATATCTGGTGCACCAACTGCATCAAGACATATGGTTGTATCAACACCCGATCGTCACTTAGTTTTTTTTGGAACAGAGACAACCATAGGTGATACAGCTTCACAAGATGATATGTTTATCAGATTCTCTGATCAAGAGGATATTAATACATACACACCAACAGCAACCAATACAGCTGGCACACAGAGATTGGCCGACGGATCACAGATCAGAGGAGCGATCAGAGGTAGAGATGCGATCTATGTTTGGACTGACACAGCTTTATTTACACAACGTTTTGTTGGTCAACCATTTACGTTTGCCTTTTCACAAGTTGGAACTAACTGTGGACTTGCAGGACAGAATGCATGTGTAGAAGTTGATGGTGCAGCTTATTGGATGTCAGAGAATGGTTTTTTTAGATATGCTGGTAAACTAGAATCACTACCTTGTTTAGTTGAAGATTTTGTATTTGATGACATAAATATGGAGTCAGGTAATCAAATGATATCTGCTGGATTAAATAATTTGTTTGGTGAAGTTATGTGGTTCTATCCACAGTCTACTTCATCAGTAGTAAATAGAATGGTTGCATATAACTATTTTGATTCCTCACCACGAAGACCTGTTTGGACTGTAGGTAGTTTATCTAGAACTATGTGGAGAGATTCTGCAGTATTTACTAAACCACATGCAACAGAATACAATGCAAGTTCAAATACTTCTTTTGATGTTGTTGGAAATACAGAGGGTAAAACAGCTTACTACGAACACGAAACAGGAACAGATCAAAATAAAAATGGTACAATTACAGCTATAACATCAAACATATTATCAGGAGATTTTGACATTACACAACAAAGAGCATCACAAGGACAATTAACCGGTGTTGCAACACTTAGAGGTGATGGAGAGTTTTTAATGAAGATAAGAAGATTCATACCAGATTTTATATCTCAAACTGGTGACACACAGATTACATTAGAAACAAGAAATTTTCCAAATGATGCACAAGCTAGTTCTGCACTTGGACCATTTACTGTTACATCTTCTACTCAAAAAGTAGACACTCGTGCAAGAGCAAGAGCTATAGCGTTAAAAGTAGCAAACACAGGTGCTTCTCAAAGTTGGAAGTTAGGAACTTTTAGATTAGACATACAACCAGATGGACGTAGATAATGGCAAAGATAGTACAAGTATTAACAAGACCAGCGCCAGAGTATGACTATACTGTTGCAGAGGCGCAGACAAGAGACTTAGATGGTGTAATTCAAAAACTAAACACCACGTATCAACAAGAACTTAAAGACGAGGTAGAAGCTCAAAACTTCTTTTTAAATTAATGGCTAACAGTTTTATAAATAAAAAAGTAGATCTTACAACAACAGACCTTACAACATTGTATACGGTTCCTAATTTTAAAACAGCTGTTGTAAAATCTATACTAGTTGCTAATGATTCAGGATCTGGTTGTAATATAGATGTTACTTTAGTAGATTCGTCCACTAATATATTTACTTTATTTAAATCAAAAACTATATCAACTAACACCACAACAGAACTTTTAACTAATCCACTTGTGATGGAAGAAAGTGAGGTACTAAAAGTACAAGCTTCTGACGCGAACGAGCTGCACGTCATAGCTTCTATATTAGAAATACAGCCAAGAGAGGTAACAACTTAATGGAAACATTAAAACCTAAAAAGATAATTGAGAAAATATCTAATAAAAACACAGGTGAAGAGTATAAAAATGACGAGGAATGGAAGGCTAAAAATGTATCTCCAGAGGACATTAGAAGGGATATAACAGTGGTAATGCCAAGCCTTGATTTATTAAGTAAAACAAAATAAGATAGATAGATGGCCATAACAAACGCACAGCAATTTAAACAATTAGTAAACCCACCGATGAAAGGTAAGAAAAGACCTGGATATCGTGGTGAGGCTGCAGCTGCTTCTGATGCAGCAGAAGGTAGAGATGCTGGAAGATCTAACACAGGATCAGCTTCAGGAAGAGGAGATGGACTAGGTTCAAGTGGACCTACTAGAAATCCAATGGCACAATTTAGGTCTTTAAGACCTACAAATGTTGTAGATGAAGTTGCATTAACAAGTAGTAAGAATCCTAATTTTATGAGAGACGCTCGTAGAGTAGTTAATCCATTAGGATTTTTAACTGAACTTCCAGGGATATCTGGAGCAGGTTTTAGAGCATTAACACCAAATCCGTTTGGTTTATCTGCACCAAATTTTGTAAACAAAGAAGATATAGAACGTTCAGGTATTAGCATACTACCTTTTTTATTTCCAAAATTTCAAGAAGGATCACAAACTATGAAAGATGATGAAGAAGATGAAGATGAAGAGGATAAAAATTTAAGAAAATTAAGATTAGCATTTAGAGCTGAAGGTGGATCAATGAACGATCAAATAAGACAAGCATACGGACTTGGTAGTATTGTTAAAAAAGCAACAAGAGCTGTTAAGAAAGTTGCAAAATCAGATTTAGGAAAAGCTGCTATAACTGCAGCTGGCATATATTATTTAGGTGGAGGTAAAGCTTTTGGAGGAGAAGGTTTTAGTTTTGGTAAGTTGCCCGGAGCTAGTTTGTTTGGACCAAAAGGAGCAGGTAAATTTTTATTTTCTCCTGTGCAAGGATCTGGGAGTATACTTGCAGGTATTCCAGGCGGCGCTGTAACAGCAGGTATAGTAGGAGCATCAGTATTAGCAGGATTAATGACACCAGAACAAGAGGCAGAAGCACAAGCATTAGCAAATGATGAGGGTATAGATATTGAGGCGGCTAGAAGATCTATTTTAAACGCTGGAACCTCAAAAGATTTTAGAGCAAGAGCATTTGTAGCTGAAGGTGGTTCTATGAAAGAACCAGTGGCTAAAAAGACTATGCC